ACTGTCTATCAATATTCAATGCGTCAAGGTGTTGAACAGATTGAGGATAAGTGGTATACCAAGTATGTCCTTGGACCAATCTTTCTAGACCAAGTTGTAGATGGTGTTACCACCACTGCTGCTGAACAAGAAGCTGCTTATCAAGCTGTAAAGGATGCTGAACAAGCTAAGAATGTTCGAGCCACCAGAGACACTAAGCTGGCAGAAACAGACTGGAGATTCCGTAGTGATATGACACCATCACAGGAATGGAAAGACTACTGCCAAGCATTGAGAGATGTTCCTGATCAAACAGGGTTTCCTTGGACTATCGTGTGGCCTACACAACCGGAGTAATAGATGACTAAAGCAAGAACACTAGGTAACTTTGTATCAGCAGGTAATCCTTTAGCTGATGGAACTATTACAGCCAGTGACGTATCTGGGCTGGGTACAGCGGCTACTACAGATAGCTCAGCATATGCAACAGCAGCACAAGGTGTTCTTGCTGGCACAGCGTTGCAGTCTTCTGCTATTGGTAGTACTGTTCAAGGCTACAACGCTAATACAGCAACTACCAATACAGCACAAACATTCACAGCTACTCAGACATTCTCAGGAACTTCATCTGCAACAGCCATTGTTCTGAACGATGCAGCAGAGGTAGCTACAGTATCTGCAACAGCAGCTACAGGCACGATTAACTACGACATTACAACTCAGTCTGTCTTGTACTACACAAGTAATGCAAGTGCTAACTGGACTGTTAACTTCAGAGGCTCTAGCGGTACATCATTGAATACATTGATGAGTACAGGTCAATCAATGACTGTGGCTTTTTTGGTGACTCAAGGCTCTACTGCTTACTACAACTCTGCTGTTCAAGTGGATGGTACTACATCAGGTGTTACGACACGTTGGCTTGGTGGTGCTCCTACTGCTGGTAATGCAAGTGGTATCGATAGCTATCGTTATCTGATTATCAAGACAGGTAGTGCAACATTTACAGTCTTGGCAAGCAACACACAATTTAAGGCTTAAACCATGCCATTACAAGCGACTAGCGGTGCAGCTTCTTATGATGGGTTTGGTGGTGGTGTTCCTCCTATTCCTACCTACATTGAAGAAGTTTTTAGTACATATCTTTACACAGGTATTAAGGGCATATCTCCTCCTTATGACCCTTTCACGCATGCATATGGTTATTGGACTAGGTCAAGTAGTTCAGACTCAAATCCGCTTGGTGGTACAGAAGGCATCCTTAGATGGAATGGTGTAACACTTTATGCAAATAATCCTTTTAGTTCTCGCACTATCAATGGTGTTACTTACACTGTTGGTGCGTGGAAAGGGTTTACGAGTGATGGCAATGACAATTACTTCAACAGGTTTGAAGTAACTGCAACATCTGGCAATCCTTTACAAATCACTAATAATATTGATTTGTCAACAAAAGGTGGAATGGTTTGGTTTAAGAGTAGAGATCAAGCATATGGTCACGGTATTGTTGATACTGTACGAGGTACAAGTAATACACTTCAAACAAATAATACAAATTCTCAACAACCTTTTGGTCCTTTAAGTTCATACAACACAACTGGCTTTACACTTGCAGAAGACCCAAATGATTATTTGTTTGCAAATGGCGAAGGAACAAAATTTTCCTCATGGACATTCCGCAAGCAACCAAAGTTTTTTGATGTTGTGACTTATACGGGGAATGGTACTGGGCAGGCTATTGCACATAACCTCGGAAGCACCCCCGGATTCATCATTGTAAAGCGGACAAACACTACTGGTGACTGGGCCGTATATCACAGATCGGTAGGGGTCAATGCTTTTCAGTTTTTGAATCTAACCCAAGCGACCAACTATGCTAGTTCGTTCTGGAGTACAACAGCCCCAACATCGACAACATTTAATGTGTCAACAAACTCTAGCGTAAATGCATCTGGTAGCACATATGTCGCCTACCTATTCGCTCACAACGCAGGAGGCTTCGGCCTGTCTGGTGCAGACAACGTGATTTCGTGTGGGTCGTATACAGGCAATGGAAGTTCAACAGGCCCAACAATTACGCTTGGATATGAGCCTCAATGGGTAATGGTGAAGCGCACCGACAGCACAAGCAATTGGTTTATGTTGGATATTATGCGAGGCATTCCCAACACTCCCGGAGTAGCCGCAGGTAGTGCATATCTTTTCCCTGATTCGTCAAATGCTGAAGATTCTGCTTATGCGCCTTTTGCGGCATTAAGCGCAACTGGGTTTTCGCTACTTACAAGCAACGCTAATTTAAACGCTTCTGGTGGTAGCTACATCTACATAGCCATTCGTAGAGGCCCAATGAAAGTGCCTACGGATGCGACTAAAGTTTTTCAGCCTGTTATCTCAACGTCTAGCGGTGGCGCTGCAAGTAATACATCAGTATTGTCTTACGCAGACTGGTCACTAGGCAAAGGAAAGGCTTCACCATATGCTTTCCAAATGTCAAGCAGGCTTCAAGGCCAAGTGTGGATGCAAACAAGCAGCACAAGCGCTGAATCTTCCGATGGTAACTACAATTGGGCAAAACAAAATTACATCCCATTTGCTTGGGGTGCTTCTGCTTCAGACATTATTACTTACGGCCTTCTCCGTGCTCCTAGCTTCTTTGATGTGGTTTGCTATACAGGGGATGGAACAGCAGATAGCAGAACATTTACGCACAACTTGGGTGTAACACCTCAACTCGTAATAGTCAGAAGGCGTAGTTCTACTTCCGATTGGGTGGTGACGTTTAATACTGCCCATGCCGTTTTGTTAAACAGCACAAATGCTGATACTGGTTATAGCGATGCAACTGGAAACTACGCCAACGGAATTTTGGTTGGTACAAATGCAACAACACTAACTCAATATAGCGGAGCATCGGGCAATACCGCTTGTAACGCATCTGGCAACACTTATGTCGCCTATTTGTTTGCCACTTGTGCAGGTGTAAGTAAGGTTGGGAGCTATACAGGCACTGGTACAACCCTACAAGTTAATTGTGGATTTACTGGTGGCGCAAGGTTTGTTCTCATAAAAAGAACAGATTTAGGTGGAGCTTGGTATGTATGGGACTCAGTACGAGGCATCGTAAGTGGTAATGACCCTTACTTGCTCTTGAACAGCACAGCCGCTGAAGTAACCAACACCGACTATCTCAACACATACAGCGCAGGGTTTGAGATTAGCTCAACAGCGCCAGCAGCCATCAATGCAAGTGGTGGAACATTCATCTATTTAGCAATTGCTTAAGAGGACTTATATGCAAATCAGAATCAGATCAACTGGACAAGTAATGTACGAGAGTGAATTTCGTGCGTATAAACAAGCCAATGGTGGTCCTTCATGGGAGACAACAACAACTGAAGTCTTAGAGGCTTTAGGTGCTGATGTGGTTTTTGAAGGTCCACAAGCAATGCCTACACGCTATCAGTTTAGCTTTGCTGATGGTGTTGAACAAATTGATGGTAAGTGGTATACCAAGTATTCTGTATCTGATATGGATCAAGAAGCTAAAGATGCTCTAGATACAACTCAAGCTGAAGCTGTGCGTAAACAGCGTAATGAAAAGCTGTCTGAGTGTGACTGGACACAAGTAACAGATGCTCCTGTTGATAAAGAAACTTGGGCTACATATCGTCAAGCCTTGAGGGATGTTACATCTCAAGAAGGTTTCCCTTGGACTATTACTTGGCCTGATGCACCTTGATCGAAGAGAAGACCATGACTGAACAAGTAACACACGAACAAATCTATGATCGTCTCTGTGCTGTTGAAGCTAAGGTAGATCAACTAGACAAGAACACACAAGCTGTGGTTGCTGCATTCAATGCAGCCTCTGGTGCTTTTGTAGTTCTTGAATGGATTGCTAGAGCAGTGAAGCCCATCTTAGTTATTGGTGCTTTCTGTGGTGCTATATGGCTTGCTATCGAGAATAAACTACATCACTAGTATGATTCCATTAGATCCTATTGCTGCACTTGATGGCTTGCAAAAAGCCATTGGCATGGTCAAGAAGGCCAGTAAGGTTGCCAATGATTTGGGCGGCCTTGCTCCTATGCTTGGACAGATGTTCAATGCTAAGAGCCAAGCTACCAAAGCTATGCTTCAAGCCAAGCGTGAGAAGACTGGTAGCAACATGGGTACTGCTCTTCAGATTGAAATGGCTTTGGAACAGGCTAGAGCATTTGAAGAAGAGCTGAAGATGTTGTTCATGCAGACAGGAAAGATTGATGTCTGGAACAAGATTAAAGCTAGACAAGCAGAGATGGATAGGGATGATGCTAAAGAGATAGCTGCTCTTAAAGCTGAAGAGAAGAGAGCAAAGAAACAAGAACAAGAGCAACTTGAGATGGTTATGCTTATTGGTGGTATTGGCTTTGTGTTATTACTAATTGGTATTGGTATTAATGAGTTGATGGATTTCTGTCAAACAACTAAACGCTGTGGTCGATGAATGAGTATCAGAAACAATTTGATCTGTTTCTAAAAGTATTCGTGCGAATGTGTGTTGCGTGGTGGGTGCTAGGTTTTCTGAGATTTTTACCTGATGATTTGTCTGACAAGATAGTCAATAAGTTTCTAGCTTATATAGGACTAGGATGAAAGTAGCTACATATCAAGCTAATGCTCAATTACTACGAGAAGCACAGCGTGTGTTGCATCAACAATATTTAGAGTCTATGAAACAACTAAATATGCAAGTTGATTACAGAAAGAAAGTAGAACACATTAAAGCTCAGTGGGTAAACCCTACTTCTGTGGATGTATATGTATAAATATTTATTATTGTTATTGTTGCTTACTGGTTGTGAAGACAAGTACAGATACTACTGTCAGAACCCTGACAACTTTCATGCTGAGCAATGTCAGAAACCTAGATGTCAATTCACACAGACATGCCCTGAGTATTTAGTTGCCCCCATC